GCATCGATCGCCGCGTGGACGCGGGGCAGCTCGTCAACCAATGCGTGGGCGGCATCCGGCGATAGGGTGCGGTGCCCTACGAGGTCCTGCAGCAGCGTATCGCCGTGCGCTTGCCGGATATGGTTATCGCGGATCGCGCCCTGTAGGGCCTCCCGCGCCGATGAAAGCGTATGCACCGGCGCGGCCGGCTCCGGGCGTACCCGATCCTGGGCCGCCTTGAGTCCCGCCCGCGATTCCTCCGCCGTCAGGTGCTGCAACGGGTTGTCGACCGTCACCACACGCCCCACGCCGGGGCCGTGGCGGCCGTACACGCGGGTTGTTTTGCTCCCTTGGTGCTCGGTGTAGTCGGGGTGCTGATCGTGCCCCTGCGGCGTGTGGCCGGCCGGGTGATGTGTCACCGTGCGGGATGGGCCGGGCGGGAGGTGCGCGATATTCGCGCCGATCAGGTGCGCCGGGCCTTTCGTCACGATGCCGCCGCCGGCCCCGCCCCCGTTGGTGATGAACAGGTGCGTCTCGATGCCTTCTTCGGCGATCGTCACCCAGTGCCCACCGCCGCCGCCGCCGCCGAACTGGAGCGGTTCGGCCATCTGCGGGTGGTCCTGATTGTCCATACCAGGGCCGGCGTCGCGCCCACCGCTCCCCGGTCGCGCGGGCACCGGGGGCGGCGGCGGCGTGGGTACCGCCGGATCGCCGGGCAGTGGCGCGCCGCGCATCCGGGCAGCCCCGAGCGCGGCCGCCTTGGTCGCCTCTTCGGCGTCCTCTGGGTCCACTTCGGGCAGCCCGCCCTGTTTCATCAAGAAGTTGTACAGCGTGGAGCCGGGGCTTAAATCCATACCCGCGCCGCTGTTGTGCATGTTGAGGATAAACGTGCCCAGGCTGTCGAGGTCGGCGCGCTCGATATCGCCGTGTGCCAGCTTGGGCAGCTTGTCGAGTTTGTAGCCGTTGAGCTTCAGCAGGCGCGGGATCGCCACGTCGTTGATCGTCGCACAGATGCTATCCAGGAAGGCCAGCAGGGCCGTGGTAAAGAGCTTGCTTTTGCTCTTCACCATGGCATTGGAGCCTACGCGCTCGTGCCCTACCATGATGAAATCTGCCATGACAACCATGGTGATCTGCTGGTTGTAGCGCGTGATGATCTTATCGGTATCGTGCGAGCGGGTGCCGCCGGCGGTCAGCAGCTTGAACTCATAGATCAGATTGCCGCGCTCGTCGCGGTCCCCCGGCCAGACGATGCCGTTGTTCTCATCCCGCTTCACCTGCGTGACGATCTTCTGCACGGCGCGGAACATCTCGCCTTGCGCCACCAACTCTTCGGCCGGGATGTAGGCGATCGGCACGCCGGCCAGATCGCGCTCCACCCCTATCGCCTCTATCTGCTCCAGGTTTTTCTTGAAGTACCAAGGGCGGTGGGCGTTCCTGAGTAGGCTACGCCCTTCGGGGTTGTTCTTGCGCGTCGTCGTGCGGAAGAGCATGGCCTTGTTGAGCGGTATCTGATGCTCGCGCCAGTCGGGCGGCCCCAGCTGCACCATGCCGGTTGGCTCCCAGGTCTGGGGGTCGAACTGCCAATAGCTCAGCGTCTCCTGGCCACGGATCGGCCAGCCGCGCCAGCCGATCCGGCCGTCCGGGTAGTTGCTATTCTCGCCCGTGCGTCGCTTGTACGTGATCTCGTGCAGGCTCCAGCCGAATCCCAGGAAGGATAGGATCTCGCTCAGCTGGTCCTCCCACGTCGCCTCCATGTCGTGGAGGCAGCTATCCAGGAAGCCGGCGGCGTCGGTATCGGCCGTATCTTCGCTGGCCGGCTGGATCGACCAATCTACCTGACGCATCAACATCTCGATGGAAAAAAGGATCGCGCCGATGATCGGATCGTTGTCCATCATCTCGCGGTAGGCGATCCGGCCGCGCGGCCCGATCAGCGCGGGATCCCACTCCTCGTAGATCCGGCCATCGCCGTACGTATTCAGGCCGGAGACGCCGATCGGCACGCCCAGCGGCTTGGATTGCTGATCGGCCATGTGTCCTACCTCCAGATATTAGACTGCTCCGCCGCCACCGGGATGGCGCGCGGGTATGTGCGGGTCTCGCTCAGCTTGCGGAAAGCGTCCGAGGATGCGTCCACCTGATCGTCGTGCGCGTAGGGGAATCGCACGATCTCGGCCACATAGGCGGCGTTCCAAGGGGCGCGCACCAGATCGACGTTGCCGGCGTTCCACTGGCTGGAGAAAGGGCCGGCGCGTACCTCCTTGTTGCCGCTGTTCAGCTCGGCGGTCACGCGGTAGCCATACAGCTGCTTCACCAGGTAGAGTACCTGCGATTTGCCGGCGGCTGCGGGGTCCTGCGGGATCCAGATCCGCACGCCGGGGCCGTCCGCCATGGCGGTGCCCAGGATCGCCGCGTCGCGCTCGTCGGTTGCCCACTGCCCCCGAACCACATCCTCGACCACGTAACGCCCCTGGGCGGTCACAGCCATCAACACGCCCGCCGTGCTGTCACCTTTGCCGCCGCCGGCTGCGAGGTCCCATGCGCGCCACCTGGTGCCCGCCACCGTGGTGGGTGGGGCATCGAGGTAGCCCACGGCCGCCGCCTTGAACATGCCCCCGCTCTTGGGCACGGGGCGTTGCTGATAGAGCGCCGCGTAGGGGTAGGCGGTGAGCGTGCGCTCCAGGTCCTTGAGCGCCGGGAGCGGGTAGCGCGCCGGGCACAGCGCCGCGCCCAGCGGCCGGCCCAGCGGGTCGCCCTCCTCGGCCTCGGCCGGGAGACGCACCACCGTCCAGTCGTCTGCCTGGTCGCTCGCCAGGATGCGGCCGGCGAGGTCTGAATCATGCCATCGAGTTTGGATCAACACCACGGCCGCGCCCGGCTCGAGGCGGGTGTACAGATCCTCGGTGTACCACTCCCAGCACCGCTCGCGGTAGGCGGGGCTATCCGCCTCTTCCCGGGATTTTACCGGGTCGTCTATCAGCACGATATCCGCGCCCTGGCCGGTGATGCCGGATCCCACGCCCACGGCGCGCAGGCCGCCCTCGTCGGTGGTCAGCCAATCGTCAACGGCCTGCCGCTCTCGGTCCAGCCGCACCATGCCGCGCCGCCGCACGATCGCCCGCACGCGCCGAGAGAACTTCTCGGCCAGGGTGGAGTTGTAGCAGGCGATCACCACCCGTGTGGACGGATCGCGCTCCAACCGCCACGCCGGATAGTGGATCGTGGCCAGGGTGCTCTTGCCATGGCGGGGTGGGACCATGATCATAAGCCGCTTGATCCGGCCGTCGGTCACGCCGTCGAGGTGTTCGCGGATGTGCCGCAGGTAGGGCCAATCCCAGGTCATCGCGGGCGATGCCGCGGGCAGCCACGCCGCCAGCGGCTCCCCCACGGCGGCCGGCGGGTTGAACGCGCCGATCAGCGCCGCCCAGCCCTGATCGTTGGCGTCCTGCCTGGTCGGTGTGAGCGCAACCATTGTTGCTCCGATAGTACTACTTGACAACCCGTTGACATAGCCTTACACTGGTACCAGAGGCCCGGATGGACGGGCCGGAGTTGAGGGAGACAGAGATGGCAACGATGCAACGGGTCACCGTTAAGGGCCGCAAGCCCGTGTACCACATCTTCATTGACGGGGCGTTTCATCTGAGCGAGAAGAACGTCGATCAGGCCCGGCGCATCGTCGCCGGGCTGAACGCAGCCTACTAGCCCCCCGCACACCGGCCCCGCCGTGCGGCGGGGCCTTAGTCCCCTGGAGGTCCGAGGATGGCAACATGGGCAACGTATTACACCGCGACTATGCCGGCGGCGGTCGGGCAGCGGGTGGTCCGCCTGTGCGCTGACTGCGCGGTGCGCCAGCAGGCACTGGGGCGCAAGGCGCGGTACGTCAACACGCCGACGGCCGGCCGGCTATCCTGCGATGTCTGCGGGGCCGATCTCACCCGCACCGCCAACTAGCAGCCACCACATGCCCCGCCGTGCGGCGGGGCGCAAGGCCTGGAGGATCCGCCCATGAAGAGTACCGAGCTTGCCACCCTGCGCCGCCACTCGGTGCGGCTCGCCGACGTGGCCAGCGCCGTCTACGCATCCGAGGAAGTCAAGCCCACGCCCAGCCTGTTCGTCCTGTGCGAGTCGGCCAAAAGCGCGAGCAACGCCTACGCCACGCTCTACGCGCTGGACAGCAAGCCAAACCACCTGGAGTTGTTCAACGTCTATTTCCAGCGCGCCGGGACGGCGCGCGAGGCACTCATCACGGCCCGGATCGACGCCATGGCCGGGGCAACCAAGTAGCAGCCACCACATGCCCCGCCGTGCGGCGGGGCTAGTAGTCCCTGGAGGTGAAAGCATGACACGGTTTGTGATCTCGGTCTTGGGCTTGCAGGAGGCGGTCACGATCATCGGCCGCATGGAGTGGGCGCGGCTCCAGGTCGGTTCGGATCAGGTGGCCCAGGGCGGCGTCCGGTACATGTCGATC